ATAGGCTATCTATTGCTATTGCTGGATTTACAAAAGAAAATATTGATGTATCAGTAGACAATGGAACCCTGATAATTAAAGGTGAAATTGTAGAGGTTACAGATGCTGAAGTTGTTCATAAAGGAATTGCTGGTCGTAAGTTTGTACGATCTTTTGCTCTTGGTGAATATATGGAAGTATCTAGTGCTGAATTAAAAGATGGGCTACTAACAATTAACATTGTTCGTGTAATTCCTGAAGATAAAAAACCTAAAGTAATTAAAATAAAATAAAAAAACAACCTGGGCATGTTGCAAAACTGCCTATTTTTTGATATACTTAGATATAGCCATAGGAGAGTTTATGCCAAGATATGATTATAAATGCTCCATTTGCTCTTCACAGATTGAATTTGAAAAATCAATTGGTGATGAAAAATATCCAGTATGTTGTAATGAATCTATGCAAAAGGTATGGAGTGCACCCGCTGCAATTTTTAACGGTAGCGGATTTTATTCAACTGACAACAGAAAGTAGATGTATAATAGTATTATGACTAACATTGTTCAAGAACATCCAAGCGTAGTTTCAAAAAAATACATACTAGATGCTAATGATCGTTGTGATAAATGTCAAGCACAAGCCTTAATTAGAGTTAAAGGTTTATCAGGACAACTAACATTTTGTAATCATCATTATGAAAAAATAATGAATAACCCTGATTCACACAATAAAATGATGGCTTTTTTAGTAGAAATTCTTGATGAGCGTGAAAAACTTATTAAAGACAAACCAGTGGGGGGTATATAATGTATGAGTATTTTGTTAAAGAAGTAAAAAATGTTGTTGATGGAGATACAATTGATGTTGTTATTGATTTAGGGTTTGATATTTTATTTGCATCCCGTGTTCGTTTGGCTGGTATTGATACTCCAGAATCACGAACAACCGATAAAGTAGAAAAGGTTCTTGGTCTTGAATCTAAAGAATATTTAAAGAAACAACTTAAGGATGCAAAAAAAATTGTTATTCGCACAGAAAAAATGAACTCATCTGAAAAATATGGTCGTATTCTCGGCTGGCTATATATTAATGAAGAATCAGAATCTATTAATAATAAAATGATTAATGATGGTTATGCTTGGGGATACCTTGGCGAAACTAAAATTAAAGATTTTGTTGTATTAAAAGAGGCTAGAGCAAAGTCTAGAAAATGAAAACAGTTTTTTATTTTACAGCAGAGTGGTGCAGTCCTTGCAAAAAAACAAAACCGATTGTTGAAGAATTAAAAAAAGAAGGCTATCAGTTTCAAATAATTGATGCTGATTATGAGCAACTACTTGCTAAAAGGTTTGAAATAAAGTCAATTCCTACATTTATTTTATTAGAAGATGGTAAAGAACTTAATCGTATAACTGGGGCAAAAACAAGGGGAGAGTTAGAGGACTTTATCAATTATGAAAAAACTATTCAAAAGAATCTTTAATCCAGATGGGAAAAATATGACTTTAGATGAAAACGAAATGATTGAAAGATTAATTCTTGAAGGAGCACTTGAAGTTGCTGGGGTTGATTCTGAAAATGGTTCTTTACTATATTCTTTTACCCCTAAAATTGAACAGGTAATGCCAGAACTTTACCATGACCATCTTAATAGGGTTAATGCCGAAATACTTTCATTATGGGAAAGAGCATATGTGGACATAGATTTTTTAGCAAAAGAACCAATAGTAACTCTTACAAATAAATCTTTTGATCCTGTAGAAATGTCAAAACTACGCAAGCAGGATGTTTGGGCTATAGAAGAACTTAAACGCCTAACTCGTAAAAAATAACTCTGATATAATCAGTATATAAACTAGAAGGGTTTGTTATGCCATATCGTATAGGTGCTAAGGGTTCATTTGGTTGTTCAGGCTACCCTGCTTTAAAAGAGGGTACAAATGAAGTTATGGGCTGTCACAAAACTCGTAGTGAAGCAGCAGCACAAATTTATGCAATTAATCGTTCCGAAGGTAACATAGGAAAAAATATGCACGAAATTAAAGAAGGCGATTTTGTTATGGGCACAACAACAGAAGGTCTTATTCATGGTGTAGTTGAACACATTATGATTGAGGGAGGAACTCTTGGAACTCCTGGATCTGAGTATGCTCTTGAATCAAAACCACCAGAAAATCCTGCCATGTCTGTTAGAGTTTACAAAGAAGATAATAATGGCTGGGAACCAACTGCTTATAGCATTGGAATGATGTACGCAGATGCACAAAAAATAGATATTGAAACACATGAGATGGATGCAGAAGAAACAATGAAATCTTATCATTCAGAAGATGAAGAAATGGATAAGTGGGATAACGTAACAAAAGCATGTTGGGTTGGTTATGAACAAAGAGGAATGAAAGAAAAAGATGGACGTATGGTTCCTAATTGTGTTCCTGTTGGAAAAACATACAACATGAACGATGAAATAGAAAAAGCAAAATCAGTTTCTGTTGGTAACCACGTTACGTTTGCAGTTCCAAAGCCACCAGACAAAACAGAATCTGCACATGGAGTTGTAGAAAGAGTTGAGCGCTCTGGAACAGTAAAACTTCCTGGAACCAATGAAAGCGTAGAAGCATCTTCAAATAATCCAGTTGCAGTTATAAGAGTTTATGCAACAAATGAAAATGGTAAAAGAACAAGAACTGACAGACGTGTTGCAAAACCTTTTAGTTCTTTAAGGGTTTCTTCTGAACCAATTGATAATCAAAAAATGTATGACATGGAAGAAACAATAGAGAAAGTTTCTGAATCAAAACTAAGAGAGTTAGTTGAAAATTATAATAAAGGAAAAGAAGGCGACAAGAAGATTACAGTAGGAACTTTGAGACAAGTATATAATCGTGGCATTGGTGCATATAGAAGTAACCCATCTTCAGTTCGTGGAAGCGTATCTAGTGCAGAACAATGGGCTATGGGCAGAGTAAATGCCTTTATGGCTGGACTGCGTGGTAGGTTTCCAAGGAAACCATTTGATTTAGACTTATTCCCAAAGGGTCATCCAAGGTCAACTAAAAAATCTTTGTTTGAAAATTTTGCAAAAAATGTAGATAAACCAACAAGAGTAAAAGAATTATTTGATCAATCAAACGATATAAATAAAAATACAGAAAGTTGGGGCGGATCTATATTTGATTTAAGTCCGTTTAAAAAGTAATGTCTAAAAAATCTTCAGGATCTTTTTTTAAAAACCACGGTTTTAATCCAATGCAAATTAAAGACGGCAGAATTGTCCGTTTAAGAAAAGATGGTAGTGTTAAAGCGGACTTAGGTCCATATCCAAAAACAAAGATAGGGGTAACTCATGGCAAATAAAGAACAAAAAGGAAATGCTAATAAAAAGAAAGAGCCAAAAATGACTCTTAAAGAAAAACGTGCTGCTAAGCAAGAAAAAAAGAAATTAAAATGAGTACATTTTATTTCTTGCATTCATTAGCAATAGGTTTATTAATGATCGGATCATTTTTTTGGGGCAGATCTTATGAAACAAAAAGGGTAAAGAAAAATGGCTGATACATACACACCTACATCTGGTATGAAGGCTGCTGCACGTCGTGCTTTAAAGTGGAAAGCAGATGGTAAGGCTAAAGGAGCAGGAACTCCAATAGGCTGGGGTCGTGCAACTGATATCGTAAATGGATCAGTAATGTCTCTTAGTACTGTTAAAAGAATGTTTTCTTTTTTTTCCCGTCATGAAGTAGATAAAAAAGGTAAAGGTTTTTACGATGGTCCAGAGTTTCCATCTAATGGAAGAATTATGTGGGATGCTTGGGGTGGAGATGCAGGATTTTCATGGAGTCGTGCAATTGTAGAAAGAGAAAAAAAGAAAGTAGAAAAGGTTTGGCAGGGAACTGCCTTTGATCTAAGAAAGTAGGGGGTAATGGATAATTTAGAAAAAAATGAATTAATTCAATTAATATCATTTTATAAACAAAAACTATCTGATATAGAACTAGAGTCATTAAAACTACAACTTGAGGTTAATAAACTTAACTCTATGATTTTAAGTTTGAGCAAAGAATCAGTTAAAAAAACTAAATAAAATGGAATATTTATTAGTTATAGGCTTGACATTGTTTCTTTGTTGGTCTATAATTAAGGTATCAGATAAAAAAAGAATATCATTTTTAAAAAAAATTAAATATCGGCAAAGCGATGTTCATGAAATGATTAAAAGTGTCATTCCAAAACAAAGGTTTGAGAAGCCTAAGTTTATTACTCAATCTCAAAGACATATTCAAAAAAATATGTTAAGGGTAGTAATAGAAAAAGATAAAGCATATTGGATACTGGATAATGTTTTTTATACTGCTAATGCTATTAATGGCAGAGTAGATGAAAATACAGCAAAACCATTAGATATTGAAAATATGTCAACAAAAGAATTAGATAAAATGTTATCAATACTTGATGACTTAAAACAAGGAGTGGGACCAGATGATAGTGGCAGTGCAGGGAACAAAAGAGTTTAACCAGTACAATATCTTTCTACGTGCCATGAGTGTTGCCTTGTCAGGAATGAAAGATGAAGATAGTGAATTTATTATCTACTCCGCTGGCCCATCAAAAATAAATAATTTTGTTTCAGAGTTCTCTAATTTATCAGAACGTGGAATGAAAGCAAGAGGCAAAAAAATTAAATTTTATAATGTAGCACCTGTATGGTTAAGCGAACATATGAATCAAATTAATTATTTTGCTTTTTTAAGTAATCCAAAAGAACCAAAATCAAAATTGGTTTTAACTGCAGAAGCAAACAACATTGACGTTGGCCTTTTTAAGTATTAGGAGAAAAAATGATTATTAGAAGTTTAAACACAATGGAAAAAATTGTAAATAAAAATGAAAACCTTATTTGGCATGCGTGGGATGTAATTGATTTAAAAGAATCTGATACAGCAAAAACCTCTCCTGCGGGGATTAGAGTAAAAAACAAGTGGTATTTGCATAGAATCTATAAGCCTGGTCGTAATGGTTGGGATATACCAAATAAGTATAAGGACTAACTTTGAAACAGCATTTATGGAAAGATGAGGCTATGTGCTTAGGTCTTGATACAAACTTATATTTTGATAAGTATGAAGATCAGGAAGATTCTAGGCATGGAGTTGATGCACTTTGTAAGCAGTGCCCAGTTAGAAAAGTTTGCTTTGCCAATGGTGTTTCAGGAAAAGAATGGGGAGTTTGGGGCGGTGTTTATTTAGAGGGTGGAGAAGTTTCAAGAGAGTTCAATAAGCATAAGACTAAGCAGGACTGGTCAAGTACCTGGCAAGCCTTAACAATGGAATAATAATGTATACAGATATTATGCGTAAAGCCGTGCATTCAATCACACCACCTAAAGGTTTTGGGGTAGAGATTATTGACAATGAGCATTTCCTTACGGTAAAATTAGATGAAAGAAAATTTTTGTATATGGGGCATGACGATAAAATCCAAGCACTGCAATATGTAATAAAATTAAAAAAAGCATTAGAACAAAATGGAGCAATTGTTTTGGTAACAAGGGAAATAGTTAAATGAACATTGTTGTTGTTGGTGGAGGAACTTCTGGATGGCTAACTGCAATATATGCTAAAAAAATATTTCCAGAAAAAAATATAATATTAATTGAAAGTGAAGAGTATGGAATTCTTGGAGCAGGAGAAGGTGCTACCCCTAATTTTGTTAGTTTTTTAAATTTTTTAGAAATATCTATTTTTGATTTAATTAAAAATTGTAAATCAACAATAAAAAATGGAATTAAATTTACGAATTGGTCAAAGAATAATGGTTCTTATTTTCATCCGTTTTCTTCAACAAATTCAGCGTCAAATGATTATAACTTTATGTTAGAAAATAAATATTTAGAAAACGATACAACTTTTTCTCATTATTGTGCATCATTAAAAAATCATAAATCAAAAGATTATGTTTTTTCAGAAAAAATTTCAAACAAAATGCTTGTTCCATTTATTCAAAATGAAAATAATCAACTTTTAGATCTTTCTTATATATCAATTCATTTTGATGCAAAACTTTTAGCAAATTATTTAAGATTAATAGGAGAAAGAAGAGGAATAATAAGAAAAGAAGGAATTGTTGATAAAATCTTTAATGATAAAGATGGCTATATTTATAAAATAAAAACAAAAACAGAAGAAATAGAGTGCGAGTTTGTTTTTGATTGTTCTGGTTTTAAAAAATTAATTATTGGAAATCACTATAAATCTTTGTGGAGATCGTATTCTGATATTCTTCCAGCAAAAAAAGCAATTCCATTTTTTTTAGAAATGGATAAAGAAATACCTCCATATACAGAATCAATAGCCATGAACTATGGCTGGATGTGGAAAATACCACTACAACATAGGTATGGGTGTGGATATGTATTTGATAGCAACCTTATTTCTGATGAAGACGCTATAAAAGAAATAGAAAGTTTTCTAGGATTTGAACCACAGTATGCTAAAAAAGAAAAAGGTGCATTTAGTTTTTCTGCAGGATGTTTTGAAAAAGTTTGGATTAATAATTGTTTATCAATAGGGCTATCTTCTGGATTTGTTGAACCGTTAGAAGCAACATCAATAATGCAAACAATATTTACATTACAAAGATTTATGTCAGATAAACAAAATTTATATACAAAAAATAATTTTGTCAAACAAAAATTTAACGATATTTATTTAAAAGATACAGAAGACATAGTTGATTTTTTATATTTACATTATGTAACAAACAAAAATAATACTACATTTTGGAAAAATTTTACAAAAAACAACAAAATGCCAAAAGCAATATCCTATGTTTTACAGGTTTGTAAAGATAAAGTTTTATTTGACAGTTTTGATTTTGTAGGAAAAAATATTTTTAGTTCACCTAATTATCATTATATTTTAATTGGCAATAAAATAATTGATAATTCTATTATGAAAAAAAATGCTAATTTTATTTTAAATAATACAAAAAAACAAAATTATGAAGATATATTAAACAATCAAAATATAATAATTCCAAAGTTATTGACACACAATAAACTTATTGATATAATAAAAGATGAGGGGTGATAAAAATGTTAAATTTTTTTATTTGTAAAATTAAATCGCATAACCTTGTTGACGCTGGTTCTTGTCCATTTACTGGTAAAAGTTATTTAGCCTGTCTAAGATGTGGAGCAACAATAACAAAATGAAAAAGAAAACAAAAGTAATAGTACTAATAGTTTTATCTTTCTTAACTGCTCTATCACTTTGGGCAGCAGCAAATTTTAAAAAAATGTCTGATTTAAATATTTTTAATATAGAAGAAGATTAATGCAAACCTTTCTACCTTACAAAAATTATTCCCAATGTGCAGAAATACTAGATAATAAAAGATTAAATAAACAGATACTAGAATCCTATCAAATACTCAAAGTTTTATCTGGTCAATCTCCTTCAGGGGCTTGGCGTAATCATCCAGCGGTATTGATGTGGAAAAATGCTGAAAAATCATTACGTGTATACGTTAATGCCATGATTAAAGAGGCTAGACTTAGAGGTATTAGGACAGATGGCAATGAGGCCAATCTAGACGCTTTAGAAACCGTTTCTGGGCATCTGTGGGGTATTCAGAAGCCAGTCTGGAGTCAGGCATCTC